GCTTCAGCCGCCGCCTCGCGCATCTGCTGTGCAGTTGCGTAGTCTTCTTGGGACTCACGCTGTCCAAACATACGCATGGAGTTAATCATTGCTTCTGACGCAGCAGCAACGTTTCTTTTAGAAATCGCTTGGTTTGCTCTGTTCGTTTGCTTAATCGCGCTACGTTGAGACAAGCCACTTGCCGCGGCATTTGCCCCCATAGCCACTGCCATTGTCATAGGATCACACATTTGCAGACCTCCCGTGGGGGTAGTTATTGCCGTAACGGAGGTAAAGAGAAAACTTCTCGTTACGAATATAAGCATGTGCCGCTCGTCTGAACCCCGAACGGAGCATCCAGCGACAGTGTACAAGGTTTTTAGACATCACAAAATTACCGTAAACCCCGTATAGCTCGTCTAGCTCAGGGAAAATATACTTTCTAGCGTAGGCAGTCATTGCCCAGCCATACTTTTCGAACAAGTTGTCGTCCGCAAGCAGCCACACGTAGGCCAAACCTGACCGAACATTACCGGACAGCCAATTGCCGTGACCCCAGACAGCATGAATCACCTTGTCTTCTTCGGTACTGACTACAAAAGAATACTCAGAGGTTTCAATAGACTTGGAAAGCAAAAGACCTGGGTCATCTGTTCCGTTCCAGCATAGCTGAAGCTCTTCAAGGTCATGCTCACGGAGTGACGGCCCTAGCGCAAACCCGTCATCCGGGTGCGCGGGCTCCATTAGAAGACCCCGGAAACGCCGGACTGTCGGTTCTGCGTTGACACCCATTCAATACCTGTAATGTTCGAAGGAAACGGACTGTCATTTTGAATAGACATCCGAAGGTTATGAGAAGCTCCGTGCATAGGAATTCTCAGCGTGCCTGTCTTAATGCTGGTAGTGTCTCCAACCGCAAACCCTTCCACAGGTCCAATTCCAATTGAACTGGATTCGTTGTTGTTGAATGTTGTAGTATAGCTGTTGCCTGCTTTGTGCTCCAACACGACGGTGAAGTACCTCGATCTGTCAAAGCTGACGCGAGCCTCAGAGTTAACCGTCCTTCGACCTTGCATAGGCGTACCGTCCTGCACGCGAGGAAGCACACGGTTGGCGCTCCACTTGAATGTGTAGGGTACGCCAAACCAAAGTTTTGTGTTGATCGGTACGCCTCGCACAACGATGGAGTTGCTGTTGCGATCTAGGACGGTAAGCTCAGTTCCCGGCGCAACCGCACCATCTTCGGCTGTGACTGCTGTAATAGTAGGGCTGGAGTCTGGGTCGTAAACAAGAGGTACGCTGAACGTGTATGTGGTCGTATCTACACCACCGTAGTTGGGGTTTGCTGCGGTGAAATTTGCACTAATGCCACCCCCTGAACCGGAGAAATATTTCTTACGATCCAAATGCATAAGTAGATCAGAGCCTGTGTCCACTTGCCCCGGCCCAAACTCAATCTTCTCTAGTGACGTATTTTTCTCCGCGCCGTTCTCATAAAACATGATAAGATACAGCGTCTCGTTAAGAATCACCATGTCCTGCACTTCCCCGGTGAACACCCACTTGTTCCAAGAAGCAAAACTGTATTCACTATCAGACTGCTTTAGGTATTTGAAACAGTACAGAACCTTGGGGTCAGCCAAGGAGTGAACGAAAGCGATGCTATCATTCGGGTTGGTGACAATGCGGACGCTTTCATCTTGCGGGATCAGTCGCGGAACATTCTGCGACAGATCGACCGGAGCGAAGTCGTTGAGGTCACCAAGCGGGACAAGCTCTCTGATGCCAACATATGCTGCGTTGCGGTACGGCATCATGATGCTGCGTCCGAACGGCACAGGTGGGCCGTCCGTCAGGCCCTCAAGCCTAGAGACCACAGGGGCCTCGACAGTGCGGGGACTTAGCAAACCAGACCTGCTGCCAATCGCAACCTGACTGTCCTGCGTAAACGCCAGGAGGCGCTCGTTCATGGGCACAACGTAATTGATAGTACGTCCGCCGTCCTCCGTGGAGGCTACATCAATGCGCTCATCATCCGGTACGGACAGTTGCGTAGTGCGCCAGAAGTTGTAAAGCTCTCCAGTCTGCGACATGGAGATGTTAGCTTCGCTGGTAAAACCAAGACGGCCCTGCCAGTAGAAGATCTCCCGAAGCTTTTCTCCGACAAACGACGGAGCTTTGTTATTCTTAGTGGAGCCAACCGTGCGCTCGCTCCACTCGTCCGTGGAGCGAACATCAAAGAAGATTTTTCCGGCGGTTCCAGTGTACGTACCGCTTCCATCATCGGCGGTCCGTCGAAGCATGACAGGCATGGTAGACTCGGTGAGCTTGCCCTTGTCCGCCTCTGGTAGCGCAGCCTCTAGCCATAGGCCGGGGCCAAAGTGCGAAACGTAGTCCGGGTTAGCGAACGAATCGAAGTTCCGGCCCGTCTCCTCGGCCCACTTGTCGGACGAGAACCGAACCCAGTAGCCTGCGTCACGCACGCCGTCCGCACCAGACACGTACACTAGGGAACCGTGGCGGAACTCTAGCGGCAGGTCCGTGATGTCTTCCACTTCCGAAGTCCAGCCCGTAGCGTAGGTGTTGCCCACGCTGTCGGTGACGCTGAACTCAAGAATGTCTTCTTCAGTTTCGATCAGGAATGACGAGCCACCCGTCCGAAGCGCGGGGGTGACAGTAACAATTCCCGTTGCACTTTGCCCACGCGCCTCGATCTGCTCGCGCAGGGTGTGGCAGACAAACTCTGTATTGATGGGGTAGCTGCGGGCAACTTGAGTTTTTGCTTCGGTGTTAGTAAATTTACTACGGTTAGCGCCTACCAGACTAGCAGGCGGCACAATGCCGAAATAAAGGTTGTCGGTCGTGCTTCCTTGAATCAGCTTAGCCACCCGCGTTGCCGGATCAAAGGCAAACGCTCCTACGCCATAATCCGCAACGTTGGCTTGGACGCCACCAGCAGGATCAGCAAAGAGCATTTGGCTCGAATCGACAAACGGCTCGGCTTCTTGAAACACTGAACTGCTGCTAGACATGTTAGTTTCAAGAATCCATCCATCAACAGCGGAGTCATAATTAAACTGAATCCAAGTTTTAGGATATTCGTTGTTATTCTCGGAAGTGAGAGCATAGGTAATCTTGTTCGTACCAGTGCTGTATTTAAACACCGACTCTTTCGCAGTGCCGCCGGGGTTGTCAACCTTGATCTTAATGGTGACCGAGGTTCCCCAGTTGAACTGCCGAATGAACACACCAGCAGTCCTCTTCTCAACGTCCCAGGACACACGGGTCGGCCCAGTCTCCTCAGCCACAACGACGTTGCGGTTCAGGACGAAAGCAGTATCCACAACGACTGCTGCTCGCAAATCGCTACGCCCTGCGGAGTACGTACCCAAAGCGCCAAGGTACTCTCCAGCACTACCTGCGCCCGTCTGAAAGGCGTAGGAGTTGCCGCCGTTCTCCGTATCGCGGACCGGAACCTCGTCTCCGTCCTTATCAAAAATACGGACAGTGCCACCGCCGCACATAATAAGGTACTGCTCATCGTCCCGATCCATCGTGAAGACAAATCGGTCCAATTTGGTGCTGCCGGAAACGTGTGTAACGTGCTGCGACGGCATTCGCTTGCCCGCACCGTCCAGCGGGCTCAGGTAAGCGTTCTCACACTCGCGGGCTTGGTTAAGCTGGCGGCTGCTTTCAGGCTGCTGGCTTAGACCACCCAAAATATTTTTGGAGATCTGGGTACTGGTCATTTAGGGTCCCGCGATTTGAACGGGTCGTTACCGAAGAAGGCTGCGCTGCCCGTGTACGGCGAGCCCATGCTAAGTCCAGCGTGCATGTCAGGTGAGTCGAACATGCTGTACGCCCCGGCGTCAAGGTCGCCGTCGAGAATCAAGCGCCGGGCTTCACGTTCATCCATGATGAGTGACTGCGCGGCGTCATTAGTGCCTACGTGATACTCATGAAATCTGCGTGCAGACTTCTTAGTAATGTAGGACTTAACTTCTTCGAGTAGATCATCCCACTCCAAGTAGTAAATTGCTATGCCCTTTACGGCTTCTCCGATTGCCTCTGTCTTGTTAAGTCGGTCGTAAATAAAACGACCTCTTGCGATGAAGTACGGGACTTCGCGTGGATCAAACCTTAGACAATTAGTCGGCAACGCGACTTTATTAGTAAGGGCGTCCGCAGGAAGGCTAACCTCGTACTCTGTATTCCAGTGCCAGCCTTCGTTAAGAATTTCGCGGTGGCTTGCGTCAAGCTGCTGTACGGCAAGGGTGGCTTCCGCAGTAGTTCCCGCAGCAATGGTCGTGACAGGCATCATATCGGATGACGCCAAAATGAGGTTCACTGCCTCAAGTCGAGTTAGTTCTGAAGCCATATCCTATAAATGTAGTGGTGGGCTGGAGCCGAAACCCCAGCCCACCTAGTCAGCAGCGAAGTTCCCACCGGAAGGCGGGGACCGTATCAGGCAACCAGCGTAATGGCGGCTTCCGGGCGAAGCACACCGTGCCCCTCAACGAAGTACGAAAGAATCAGATCACCCAGAATTTCTTCCTTACGAGTGCGCGAAGTCGTAAGACCCTGACGGCGCACCGATCCAATGCAAGACTTGTGGAACGCGAGAGCTTTAACCGTGCCAAAGTCTTTTTCCGCGGGAAGGCCAGCGTCACTGTAATTTTCACCAAACGTTCCCGCCTCGGCACCAACAGCAGCCTGCGGGAGGTGGTTCGTGTGGAAAATCTTGAAACCAGCAATGCGGTTAATCGCAGTCTTTTCGCTGATGTCACCGTTGGGACCGTTCTTGTTGGTCTCGTAGGCAATGAAGGGCGAGTCAGGAACCGTCAGCGCAGCGAAGTAATCCGCAGGCGTCATGGCAATGTAGACTTCTTCCATCGGCACGTTACGCGCAGCCATGTTGGCCGCAGCAGCACCCATCGTTTTGATGACAGACTTAGCAGCAGTAGAATCACCGAAGCCCCACGCGACGCCGCCAGCCGTCAATGCGCTAATGGTGCCCCCTTTCTGAAGGCTAGCCGAGTCCGGCTCCAGTGTAAGGTTAAGCGCCGGGTCAGTCACGGACGCAATGTGAATCAGTTGGAGAAGCTGCTTGTCGCGCTTACGTGCAAGGGCCTGACCCTGCTCTTCAGCGAGACGGGAAGCGGCTTCCCAGTGATTAATCATGTCATCCCAATCGTCAGTGGTCCGCGCCGAAACAAGCGGACGGTCAATGAAGATCTCGCGCTCGGCCATCTGAATTTGGTTCAGATAACCGTTTGCGGGGTCAAGCATGTTTTCGCCCCTGAGGTGGTATTTTGCCTCAGCGCGACCCACAACGGGGAAGGTAAATGATTTACCTTGAGAGATAGTTTGGACATCAACCATGCCTTCCATGACGTTGTTCGTCTGGAAGGTGTCGAGGACCCGACCACTATACATCTTAAGGAATAGTGCTTCCTTGGAACCACTAAGTTGATTTTGACCGACCGCTGTCGGATCAATTTGAGAAACCATAGTTTAAAGTATCAGTGTGAAAGGAAAGAATTGTGAGCGTAGAGCCCAGAACCCAAGAGGCTGTCCTTTCAACGTCTTCACCTTAATCCACCGTAGCGGGGGTGCTGTTGGTCAGGGGCCTGTACGGGGTGCCGTACTCAGTTATCAGTTAAGCTCGATTTGGAGACCAAAGAGATTAACTTCAGTACCACTGTCAGCGTCAATTACGAATTGATATGCAGCAACGCCGGTCTCAACGTTGTCAAGCGTAAGGGTGACATACACATAGGTCATACCACCAATCGTCATCTCATGGTCGGTAATGACAGGCGTGCCACCAAGGCTGTTAATCGCAGCAGGTGGACTCGTGTTGTCACGGAAGCATTTAACGAACTGCCCCGTAGTAAATGTACCGGCGGCAGACACGGAAGGGCGTACACCAACGTGGAAGGTCGTGGCATCCGATGCCGCCTTTTCATAGGCAAAGCGAATAGTGCCGGTGCCAGCCGTTTCGGTAACATCGTCCGCGTAAGTCACCTCAGCGTTTTCCATAACTCGAATTTTGTTGTCGAGCAGGAACGCCGATGTAATCGCGTTATTGTCTAGATAAGTCATAGTTAACCTGAGCCTCTCTCAGGTAGAAGGGGGTTGGGGCTGCTGGCGAAGCCGACGCGCGGCCCCACTAGCAGCAGGTACACTTGCGCCGCCGAGAATCCCAGCGAGCAAGAGGTCTAGTAGTGGATTGCCTGTAAGCGGAGAAGACTTACTGGCTGTAATAATTGCAGTTGTCCTGTCTTTAATCTCATCGACAATAGATTGAGCAGACATTCCTGTTTGATCGACTAGATCTTCAATCTTTTGTTTAGCATCAGATTGCACAATCTCCAGATCTTCAATCTTTTGGTCTTGAGTTCTTTGATTGTCCTCAAGGATCTCTTTAATTTCGTCTTGTCGGCTCTCCTCAATTTCTTGGAACCGCAGCATTGCCTCACGTTGGACATCACCAAGGGCCTGTAGGTCCCCCGGCATAACGCAGCTAACGATTAGCGTGGCAATGCAAAATGAAACAATCACAAGTCTAAGCATATTATGAACCGGGTTGGATGTAACCCATCTGGATCGAACGGTCTAGCTTTGCCATGATCTTGTTCCGGTACGATGCATCGCGCATACGCACGTTATCGCGCAAAGCCTCTTGAAACGATTCATCGTCTTCAAAGAAGTCAGTCATCACGCCGCCGCTATCGGCAGAGACGACACCTGCTTCCGCACCAGACTGAGCAATGAGGGACTGCATAGCCATTGCCGCAATCTCAACGTCACTAGACTGTAGTTGTTTATTGATTGCTGCCTTTTGGGTTTCGGTGAAATTATGTGCGGCCCAGTTAAGAGCCTTCTCGACAATAGCCGCGCCCCCAACTTGCCCAACAACTTTCTGCGTCCGAAGCTCGGCCATAGCCATCTCGGCAGCTAGAAGTTTATCAGCTACAACTCGGCTGTGCCCGTTACTTTCAAACTCAGTGTAAAGATCTTCAGTGAATTTACCATCGTTAGAGATTACAGTATCCATGATGCGACCGTAGTCGTTTTCAAAGAACTGCTCCACTGTCTTGTTGGGAGTTGCCTCTACTCTTAGGTCAGTCCCTGAATCCACAAGAGGTGTAACAGGTGATGCGTCACTTACAACTTCTTGCTGTGACACCTCCGCGGTTTCGTTAGCCTGCTCTGTCGATTCAATTGTAACTTTGCTGCTATCGCTACTCATAATTAATTCAAGTAAGGTTACTTAGGGTTGCAGTGCATTCTTCAATCTGAAGACCTTTGTCTACAAAGGT